ATGTGCGAGTTTGCGGTCGCGGATCCAAATGTTGCCGCTCTTATGGCACAGGAACGTCGTAACCAGGCAGTAAAGGATTTTGAAAACGTGACGCCTCCGGAGGACGACCCGATAAACTGGATGGCAAAACTGCAGGTTCACCCGCAGACAGGCGCGATCAAAGCGACAATCGACAATATTCTGATCATCCTTGATAACGATCCCCTCTTAAAGGGCAAATTCGCTTTGAATAAGTTTGCCGGACGCGGTGAAGTCCTGGGTGCACTCCCGTGGGAAACAGACGGACGCCGGCGCTTATGGAGCGATACCGATAGTAACGGATTGTACTGGTATATGGAGCGTGTATACAACATTACCGGACGCGGGAACATAGATGCCGCGCTTGATATTCACGCTTCTATGCACGCGTTCAATGAGGTCCAGGACTACATAAAAGGTCTTGTTTGGGATATGGTTCCGCGTCTTGACGCGCTTTTCATTGACTATCTGGGCGCCGAAGATACGCCGTATAACCGCGCCGTATGCCGTAAGAGTTTTACGGCGGCAATCGCCCGTGCTATGGAACCGGGATGCAAATTTGATAACATGCTCATCCTCTGCGGTCCCCAGGGCATAGGTAAATCAACAGTCCTTGATAAAATGTCCCGCGGATGGTTCAACGATTCGATCCGGACCTTTGAAGGGAAAGACGCCTCGGAGCTTCTGCAGGGTGTTTGGCTGGTCGAAGTGGCGGAGCTGGACGCATTCAGACGTACGGATGTCGCACGTATCAAGCAATTCTTATCCCTGCGAGCTGATCGGTACCGCGCAGCATACGGACGCAATGTAAAGGAATTACCGCGCTGCTGTGTCTTTTTTGGAACCTGTAATCAGATGGACTTCCTACAGGACACAACTGGAAACCGCCGTTTCTGGCCAGTAGACGTGGGCAGGATCCCAGTAACGAAAAACGTTTGGCGTGAGCTGGACAGTAAGACTATTGACCAGATTTGGGCGGAGGCGAAAGCGCGTTGGCAGTCTGGCGAAGCCACATACTTGACCGGCGAAATCGAACGTGAAGCACAAGTGAAGCAGGAACAGCACCGCGAAGCGTCAGTGCGCGAAGGACTGATCCTTGACTTTGTGGCACGTAAGATCCCGGACGATTGGTCGAAGTGGCCGATTGACCGGCGGCGTGATTTTTGGTCCGGCGCGGTTCATACTACCGACGGAACGACTATCGAATTGGTGGAGCGCGACCGTATTTCTGCTATTGAAATTTGGTGTGAATTGTTCAATGGAACGGTAAAAGACATCAAAAATACCGACACACGTGAGATAAACGCGGTACTGTCGGCAATGCCTGGATGGCAGCGCGCAGAAAACGCTTTCAGATGCGGACCGTATAACACCCAGCGCGGATACGTGAAAAAGGGGTAAAGCGAACGCGTCAACAAAAGGCGTCACATTTACTGTTACAATCGTTGTCACACTTTTGAGTTGTGACAAAATGCCGTCAACAATGTCACGCATTTGTGACAGTAAATGTGACACGCATAAACCCTTATTTTATCGGGGTTTTTCTATAAATGTCACAATGTCACATTATTTTCTTATAGACTTTTACGAAATAGAGAAAATAGGGATTTTATAAACATCTAAAATGTCAAAAACACCTATGTGCAGCGCTTATACGCGCGCGAGAAAACCGTGACAAAAGAAAAATCTGACTTTTGTCTGTGTAAAAGTGTGACAGTGTATCAGAGAAAAAGGTCAACCCGTTTTCATTTGTGTTCGACAGCGAAGATGAGGGAGACCGCGGACCGTGTGAAGGTTTTTGACCACGGGTACGCGCGATGGAGGTAATCATGCTTGAAAAGGATATAGAAAAACGACTTGTTCAACCTGTCCGGGATCTGGGCGGGCTGTGTCTTAAATTTGAGACACCGGGTTATACGGGTGTTCCGGACCGAATTATTCTTTTGCCCGGTGCTGTAATCCGTTTTGTCGAAACGAAGCAACACGGCAAAAGAGAACGTCTCCGGCAGGAGCTTGTGCATAGCATTCTCCGTCGCTTGGGCTTTATCGTGTATAACACGGTAGACACGCCGGAGAAGGTTGATGCAGTTATCCGGGATTGTAGGGAGGCGGTACGGAATGGGTAGAGACTATAAACCGTACCCCTATCAATCGTATTGTCATGAACGGATCCTTGACACATCACACGTCGGACTATTTCTTGATATGGGACTTGGTAAGACGGTTATAACCTTAACCGCTCTACATGATTTGAAATATAACCGCTTTGCTATGCGGCGCGCACTGGTTATCGCTCCAAAGAAGGTAGCGGAAGACACGTGGCAGACCGAGGCGGCAAAGTGGAATCATCTTTCGCAGCTCCGCGTGGTTAGCGTGATGGGAACGGCTACACAGCGAGTGATGGCAATGCAGCAGACCGCGGATGTTTACGTGATCAATCGTGATAACACTCAATGGTTGGTTGATCATTACGGATACGGGTGGCCGTTTGACGTGGTAGTCCTTGATGAATCCAGCAGTTTCAAAAATCACCAGGCAAAGCGCTTCAAAGCGTTAAAGGCGATCCGGCATAAAATCAATCGAATTATAGAGTTGACCGGAACACCGAATCCGCACGGTCTCATGGACCTGTGGGCGCAGGTGTATTTACTGGACGGCGGACAACGCCTGGGGCGGACAATCTCGGTTTACCGGGATATGTATTTTGTTCCAGACAAACGAAACAGAACGACGATATTCTCTTATGCACCGAAGCCGGGCGCGGATCAAGCGATTTACGATTCTATTTCCGATATTTGTATCAGCATGAAAGCCGCTGACTATTTGGATCTTCCGGAAATCATTTATGAGGATATTCCGGTCGTTCTGGACGGATCCGCGGCGCGAGCTTATAAGCAGTTGGCACGTGAAGCCGTTTTGGAGGTAGATGAAGAAACGATCACGGCGAACAATGCCGCGGCGCTGTCCGGTAAACTGTTACAGTTATGTAACGGTGCTGTGTATGATGAAGAACACAATGTTGTTCCGGTCCACGACTGCAAGATAGAAGCGTTTATGGAGGTCGTCGAACAGCTGGGCGGACAGCACGCACTCGTCTGTTATTATTTCAATCATGACAGGGACCGTCTTTTAGCGGCGCTGTCAAAGACGAAACTGCGCGTTCGTGTATACAAGGATATTCAAGATAAGAACGATTGGAACGCTGGCGAAATCGATCTGCTTTTGGTGCATCCCGCTTCCTGCGGATATGGTTTGAATCTGCAAAACGGAGGGCATCATATAATCTGGTTCGGGTTGACGTGGAACCTGGAAGAATATCAACAGACAAATAAAAGGTTGCACCGGCAAGGGCAAACACACCCTGTTATCGTCCACCATTTGGTCGTTAAAGGTGGCCGCGACGAAGACGTTATAAATTCACTGGCAAACAAGGACGACGTACAGGAAGCGCTTTTGGAATCGTTAAAAGTCCGAATTACTCAAATCAAGGAGGGGATGGCATGACCGTCAAAGAGTTATCACAATTATACTGGTTGAACCGTGAAATCGAGTTTGATCAAAAGCGCCTTAATAAACTGGAGAATGAGATCCGGCGTTTACAGTATGATCTATCAGAATTGGAGCGCCGCGCATCATCCCCTTCCGGGCCGAATCTGACGGGCATGCCGAAAGCCCCCAGCCCGACAGACGGAAATAAAATTGAACGTTATGTCGCGGACATCGTAGACAAGGAAAAGGTTTTGAATCAAAAAATCGCGCTGCGCGACGCATGCGTGGGTGTGATCCACTCAAAGCAGCTTTTGTGTATGACGGAGCGGACAAAACTGGAAACATACATAGCCGGGATCCCGGACAGTTTTCTGCGTCAGATATTCACGTTGCGATTTATAAACGGTTTAACATGGTTCCAGGTTGCTTTACATCTGTCGGACGGTGATGACGCAAAAGAGAACGTGACCGAAGACAGTGTAAAAAAGCAATGTTACAGGTATTTGAAAAGCGAAAACGAAAAAAATTCTTGATTGTGTCCCGAATGTCCCGTCAAATCAAATTGACTGTGTTATAATGTTATTGTGGGTTTATGGCTAAACGGGGTATGGGGATCTGCCTCCGTCTCCGTCGCCCCGTAGAACTCACAGGCAGATCATCCGCAGGGCGCGTCATAAGCCACGCGGATGATTTGTCTTTATTCTCCCTCTCACGCCTCTGTGCGGTGCGTAAGCGCATAAGAGGGACAACAAGTGCGAAGGAGGCGCGGGCTTGTATCGACAACAGAGAAACTATGAAAATTTGAATAAAGCAATGTATTCCGGTGTCGGACAATTCGGGATCCCGGAGATCAGAGTTGAACGCGACGTGACAGTTGATAACTGGATCAGTTTCAATTTTGTCCGGACGTGCGAGGAACCGGAGATCCACGGCGTACATTTCTTCATAGACGATTATCAATTTACACGGGTTTGGAGCCAGCCGGACACATACCTTCCGCGTTTGCGGCAATTTCAAGCGGTATGTTCTCCGGATTTTTCTACATATACGGACTTTCCGAAAGCGGTACAGATCTACAACCACTACCGAAAGCACTGGTTAGGTGCGTACTGGCAGCAGAACGGTATCACGGTCATTCCCACTATCAGTTGGAGCGATCACAGCAGTTACGAATGGTGTTTTGACGGTGAACCTGTCGGCGGTATCGTAGCTGTGTCCAGTGTCGGAACGCAGCTCAACCGTGAAGCCAAACGATTATTTATCGACGGATACCGCGAAATGATGAAGCGTTTGAAGCCGTCGGCAGTTATCATGTATGGCAGTGTTCCGGCCGATTGCACCGGAAATATCATTCCCGTAAGAGCATTTCAGCACAGCTTACGTGAGCGCGTGAAATAATCTGCAGTCAAGCAGCTAAATATTTTTTACTAAATCAGTCAAAACATATTGACTTTAAGGAAGTGAGGTGATATAATTATGGGTGGCAGAGGCAGCGGAAGCGGTCTTTCATTTAGCATTCCAGGTCCTGGCGGCGGTAATTATACACAGAATTCTCTAATTGAGCAACTGCCCGGAACTATCACCGAAGCGCTTGGAGATAGAGGGGCGCCGAAATCTGTGAATGACGCCATGACGAAAGCAAATCCGTTTTTCTCGCAAGCGTACAGCGAGTATTCAGAAAACTGCCAAAGATGTGTTGTTGCGTATGAGCTGCGGCGCCGTGGATACGACGTTGAAGCGCAGCCGACATATCAAGGGGATAAGTGGCCGCAGGTCATCACGATCAACGGTCAGCGTCTCGGAAGGTGGCGCGGTGCATTCCGTCATGCGACGACGGATAGGGTTGGCGCTTCCGGAAACAACCTTGCTGCTGAAAACAAGGTCCTTGCAAATCTCAAATCTAAAATGCGTGAATACGGCAACGGTGCGCGTGCTGTAGTAAATATCCAGTATCGCGGTCACGGATCCGGTCACGTGTTCAGTGCTGAAAACCATAACGGGCAGGTTTCTTTCGTAGACGCCCAGACTGGACAAAGATACAGCACGGCAAGTATGCAAAATCTGTTGCACATCGTTGAAACCGGTACCGTCGGTTTGACCAGAACGGACAATTTACGTGTTTCCGGACGTGTGACGAATTTCGTATGGCAGAACCATAATAAACGCAACAAATAAGCAAAATCGGAGGTGTTTATATGTTGACTTATGAAGAAGCGTTGCAAAAGGCAAAAGCCGTAAAATCGAAAATCAACTATTGTGTTGAATATACCAACGCATTTTCTTTTGGTTTTAAGGAAGACGGCGACACTGAAGGCGGTGACGCTCCTGTCGTTATTATGAAAGACGACGGGCGGGTCCTCAACCTTCTTGCCTATGCTCTTACCCCGGACAAGGATCTTGTCCGTGAGTTTGAGGTGAAATAAGGAAAACGGCATAAAGCCCTCTGCTTGAAAGACAGCAGGGGGCTTTGCTATTGTTAAGAAAGCGAGGTGTGCCGAATGTCTGAAAAGAATTTGGGCGGACGGCCGCCCAAGTACACATGCAAAGAAGAAATCGAAGAAAAGATTGACACCTATTTCAAAGACTGTGAAGGGCGTCTTTTGACTGATGAAAACGACAAGCCGATTCTTTCAAAATACGGTGAGCCGGTATATCTCGGCAGTCATCCGCCTACGGTTACAGGGTTAGCGCTGGCGCTGGGGTTTGAATCTCGGACCAGCTTACTGAACTACCAGGGCAAAAAAGAATTTCGGGAAGTTATAACGCGGGCAAAATCCCGCATTGAGATGTATACAGAGGAACGCCTATTCGATAAAGACGGGGCGAACGGTGCAAAGTTCAGTCTGCAGAATAACTTCCGCGGCTGGAACGAAAGCGCGAAAGAGGCGATAAACGCCGCGGCGTCCGCGGTAAAGATCATCTGTGACATCCCGAAACCTCCGGAGAGCAATGCCGATAACGAATAGTTCTGATAACAGCGTCCGTCTGACGGATATTATCGCCCCGGCGTTCTACCCCGTCTACTGGGACGTGCAGGAAGGGCTACACACTTATTACGACCTGTACGGCGGACGCGGATCCACAAAGTCGTCATTTATTGGTACGATTATCCCCCTGGGAATTATGCAGGATCCGAATGCGAATGCGGTTGTATTCCGGAAGGTCGCCAGTACGATTTCTTCATCTGTGTATGAACAGATCCTTTGGTCGCTTGAAGCGCTCGGCGTGCGTGACTTATGGAAAGCCACTACCAGCCCGCACAAGCTGACCTATCGCCCAACCGGACAGGTTATCATCTTCCGCGGCTTGGATAAAGCCAAAAAGATGAAGTCAATAAAGATCGCAAAGGGCTATTTCAAATATCTATGGTTTGAGGAATTGGACGAGTTTGCCGGCGAGGAAGAAATCCGATCTGTGCAACAGTCTGTTCTGCGTGGCGGAACGAAGTTTTTTGTTTTCAAATCATTCAACCCTCCTATTTCACAAAGCAACTGGGCGAACCAGTATGTTATGAAACCGCGCAGGGATTCCCTGCGGCATAAATCCTGTTATCTCGATGTCCCCCAGGATTGGTTGGGACAACAGTTTTTAGACGACGCTGAATCCTTGAAAGAAGTCAACCCGCGCGCATACGAGCATGAATATCTGGGGAATGCGGTCGGTACCGGCGGCGAAGTGTTTGAAAATCTGGAGATCCGCGAAATTACGGACGACGAAATCAAGCATTTCGACCATATTTATATGGGTATTGACTGGGGCTGGTATCCGGACCCCTACCATTGGTCAAAAATGCACTATGACGCCGCACGTCGTACGCTTTATGTGTTTGACGAATACAGGGCAGTTAAACAAAGCAACCGGACGACCTGGGACGCTTTACGAATGTTAAAAGGTGTCACCGGTGAAGATCTGATAACTGCAGATAGCGCGGAGCCAAAGAGCGTCAGCGATTACCGGGAATACGGTGCGCTTTGTCGTGGTGCCGAAAAAGGACCGGATAGCGTGCGGTACGGTATTAAGTGGTTACAGTCACTTGTAAAAATCGTGATAGATCCGTCGCGTTGTCCGGCAACTGCAGATGAGTTTACCAAATACGAATATGACCGAACGCCGGATGACGAAATAATAAGCGGATACCCCGATGCGAATAACCATTCGATCGACAGTATCCGTTATGCTATGGAACGTGTCTGGAAGCGTAAAGGTCAGTGATGACCTATCAGCCATTCGATTAAGTAAAGTGACGCCCAGAATGCCACGATAATAAGTACGCGCCAAATCTTGTTGAGCTTTATCCGTGGCGTTCTGTAGAACCAAACAGATAGAGAAATCGGAAAGAATATAAAACACAGAACGTAGAAAAGGATCTTTTTTGTATCTGTTGTATCGGGGTTGAAACTGTATCCGCAATTCTGACAAAGTGCTATTGTTTTATGCTTCCGTTTGCTTTTATAATGTTTCATTCCTGCGGGAATGATCCAACTGCTTTTTACACCGGTACGGTAGTAATGCGTTCTGGCAGCAGTTCCGGCCGTTCTTATTTCGCATTTTACGGAACTGCTTCCGCATCTCGGACATTTCATTATGCGCGTGCCTCCGTGATATAAAATGACGGCGCCGCTTCACTATTTGACAAGCGAGCGTCACCGTGAATATTGGTATCATTTATTATACCATGGATTTTGTAAAAAGTCAAGATTACAGTCAAATATTTTTAACAGAGACGGACACCGGATTGATGCCGGCGTCCTTTTATTATCGCAAAAAGAGAGGTGATACCTCAATATGAATGTTTTCAGCCGATTAGTGCAGATGGTGAAAGAGGTGATAAGGCGTATGTTTCCATACAAAGACATAGAGGCGATTGAGCATATCGAAACCCCGCTGTCCCAGGACATGGTGACTGCGCTGGATAAATGGTACGCCTTGTATGTAAATAAAGCGGAATGGTTGTCTTCTGATAAAGTGAAGTCCCTTAACCTTCCCGCGTTTATAAGCTCTGAAATTGCCCGTCAGATCGTTCTTGAAATGAAATGGAATATTACGGGTAAAACAAAGGATGGCGAGAGCCAGGACGAAGACGGCAATGATGTTATGAATCCGCGCGCGGAGTACCTTAAAACCGAATTTGAACGGTGTATAAAGGTACTGCGTCAAAAGCTGGAACAGGGGTGTGCTGCCGGTGGTATGACGATTAAACCCTACCCGAAAGCCGGTCACATCTATTTTGACTGGACTATGGACTGGTCCTTATATCCGATTGCTTTTGATGACGATGGCAATCTGGCAGATGTCATTTTCAAGGACATTTACACGGAAGGAAAGTACACATATACCCGCCTGGAGCGTCACACAATTCAAAGAAGTAATGATCCGAAGACACCAGACAGCGTAAAAATCACCCAGAGGGCATTCAAGTCTACCATGCGTGACAGCATTGGTGTTGAAATCAGTCTTACCGAAGTTCCCCAGTGGGCGGGCTTACAAGCCGAAGCAACGGTCAAGGCATCCGACGGTCAGATGTTCGGTTGGTATAAAGTCGCCGCGGCGAACAATGTTGACGTTGATAGCCCGATGGGCGCCTCCGTATTCAATAAGGCAATCGGGACAATCAAAGAAGCTGACCTGCAGTTCTCGCGTATGCTTTGGGAATTTGAAGGTTCTGAACTGGCTATTGACGTAGATCCTACCGTTCTGCGCCAAAACAAAGACGGCAAAAAAGAAATGCCGCACTTGAATGACCGGCTTTTCCGCGGTGTGGATCTTGGTACCGATGACAATTATCATGTTTTCAATCCAACTATCCGGGACGTGTCTCTTGTAAACGGCTTGAATCAGATCCTTATGCGTATAGAAGATCAAGCCGGACTTGCGCGTGGTACTCTTTCCGATCCGAATACCGAAGCTCGTACAGCTACAGAGCTTTTGATCGTTAAGCAGCGGTCATACGCGACCATCGCTGATAATCAGAAAGCGCTTGAACAGTGTTTACGTGACGTTATCCGGGCGATGGATAAGTATGCGGACATTTATAATCTTGCCCCTGCCGGTGATTATGAAGTGTCCTTTGAATGGGATGACAGCATTATAACCGACGTCAATCAGCAGATGCAGGAACGTCTGTTGTTGCTTGATAAGAATATTATGTCAAAATCCGAGTTCCGCGAATGGTATTTCGGTGAAACCCAGGCACAGGCAAAAGCGGCAATCGAGGCAGTCCAGCAGGAAGCCCTTGAAAGTATCGGAGATTTGCAGTCCCTTCTTCCTAAAGTAAACGACGACGGAACTGGCGGGACCGAGTAGAGGGGGCGATGAATGTTGACCGAAAAGGAACTTGAAAACGCCGTCGGTCGCATCATCAGCCGACTTGACGAAGTCAATACCGTCTATATTTCAAAAATAGCCGCCCAGATCAAACGAATCGGTGAACTAAATCAATCAAGCATAAATCGTTTGGTTCTCATGTCAGAAATGGGCACAGACGTTGCGGAAATCACCCTAAAACTTCAAAAAGCAACAGGGCTGAATATACGTGATCTGTTCCGGATATACCAGACAGCGCTTGATGAAGTTTATACAGATAAACGGTTCAAATCATATCTGCAGGAAAACCCTCTCCCGATAGACGGTAAAGAGCGTCTGACGCAGTACGCCCGTGCTGTGAGCGTTCAAACCGCACAAACACTGTTGAACCTGTCAAATACCACTGCTATAGCCGATTCCTATAAAGAGGCAATCGACCAGGCGGTATTTGCGGTGTCAACAGGCGTTGCGGACTATAAAAGTGCTACACGGGACACGGTGCGAAGTCTGGGCTATAACGGTATGCAGGTGTATTACGAAAGCGGTTATCACCGTAGACTTGATACCGCTGTCCGTCAGAACATCATTGACGGCGTGAACCAGATCGCCCAAAACGCTTCCATAATGATGGGTGAACAACTGGGGTACGACGCTATTGAGCTTTCCGCACATTTACGCTCTGCGCCAGACCACGAACCTGTCCAAGGACGCGTGTTTCTCAAAGAAGAATTTGAAAAAATGCAGTCCGGTCAAGACTTTGTGGATGTGGACGGCAATCATTATTCCGGTTTTGCGCGTCCTATCGGCGAATGGAACTGTATGCACATAGCTATGAGCTTTTCAACGGAGCATTCCGTCCGAAAATATTCAGATGAACAGCTCCGAGCGTGGAAAGAAGCTAACGCCGCCGGCTGTGAAATCGACGGTAAGCATGTTTCTACATATAAAGCCAGTCAGATTATGCGGAAAATTGAAACGGAGATCCGCCGTGAAAAAGACGCGGCTGTTGCCGCACAAAAAGCTGGCGACAACATTCTCCGACAGAAATGTCAAAGACGCATTAACGCGTTGTCTGCGAAATATTCACAGATCGCCCAGGCGTCCGGCATTACGCCGCGCCGTGACCGTATGACCGTTGACAGTTTCCACGCTGTTAAGGTCAAGCCGTAAGCATCCGGAAGGGTGCTTTTTTCATGGTATCTGGGGCGTATGCCCTTGATATATAAATACCCGGCGTTGCAGGGAAATAAATGCGACGGCACACCGACCGCGGAGTGGCCGCGGAAATATAAATTAAATCGCGTGTGATGGAAGGAGAAATCATGGAATTTCTGAAAACCCTCTTTGGGGACGGCGAATCCCTTACTTTCGACCAGCTTGTGGCGAAGGTAAAAGAAGCCAAGCTCAATGTCGTCAATATCGCGGATGGCTCCTATGTGAGCAAAGCCAAATATGACGACAAAGTGGGTGCGCTCCAGCAGCAGGTCACGGATCTGCAGGGGCAAATCACCCAACGTGACGCTGACATGACCGATCTCAAAGGAAAACTGACTGCGGCCCAGGCAGACGCCGGCAAACTCACCGAGGTGCAGAATCAGCTTTCCACAATGCAGACCAAGTATGACGCTGATAAAACTGCGTGGGAACAGAAAACCGCGCAGCAGGCGTACGAATTCATGGTCCGCGAAAAAGCGAGCGGCTTGCAGTTCACGTCGCCCGCGGCAAAGCGCGACTTTATCCGCGAGGCAAACGGTAAAGGTTTCAAGGTGGACGGGGAAACCTTACTCGGTTATGAGGACTTTGTTACGAAGTACAAAGCAGAAAACCCCGGTGCAATCACCGAACCGAAGCCGGCTGATCCCGCTCCTGCAGACCCGCAGCCCAAGCCCGAAATCGTGCTGCCCGGCGGAAAGCAGAGCAACCCCGAAAAGAGTGTTTTCGGGTTCAACTTTCACGGCGTTCGCCCCAAGCCGGAGGAAAAGTAATCGTATAGGGGCAAATCACATCATTACGAAAAGGAGTATGAACTATGCCTAACTATGCTGCCGCATATAGCAACGCGCTTGCCCAGGCGTATCCTTACGCGCTGAACTTTGGTGCGCTGTATGCAACCCCCAACAACGGCCGTTATCGCATGGGCGAAGACGGCAAAACCATTTACATTCCCAACCTCTCGACCACCGGTCGTGTTGCGGCTGACCGTGACACCATTGCCACGGCGACCCGCAATTACGATAACGCGTGGGAACCCAAGGTGCTGTCGAATCAGCGTAAATGGTCCACGCTTGTCCATCCGAAGGACATTGACCAGACTAACGAGGTCGCGTCTATCACCAACATCACCCAGACGTTCAACGAGGAACAGAAGTTCCCGGAAATGGACGCCTACCTCATTTCCCAGCTTTATAAGCTGTGGACGACCAGCGACGTCGGTACCGGTTACGTTGGCAAGTCCGCTGACACTACTGTGCTGACTGCTGCGAACGTTCTTGCGGTATTCGATCAGCTCATGCTGAACATGGATAACGCTCGCGTTCCTGCCAACGGTCGTATTCTCTACTGCACGAACGAAGTCAAGACCCTGCTCAAACAGGCGAGCGGTATCACCCGCAGCTTCGACGTTCAGTCCGGCACCAGTGTGGTGAACCGCGAGGTTTCCCGCATTGAAGAAGTGACTATCGTCGGCGTTCCTGCTACGCTCATGAAGACCAAGTACGTCTTCACCTCCGGCTGGGCTGTCGCTGACGACGCCGCGCAGATCAACATGCTTCTGGTGCATCCGTCCGCGGTCATCACCCCCGTATCGTATCAGTTCTCGCAGCTCGACCCCCCGTCCGCTGTCACCGAGGGCAAATACATTTACTACGAGGAATCTTTTGAGGACGTCTTCATCCTCAACAAGAAGGCCGACGCGCTCCAGTTCAACATCACAAACCCTTAACGACCCTCACGGTTGACACTGATTTCGGAGATGCAGAACCTTTCTGGGGCAAGTATGCTTCCGATCTGCAGTCCGATATTGCCGTGGGGGGTGAAGGTGTCACCGGTACGCTGAAATATATCGCTGATTACAGCGACGCAGGTTTCAGCGGCGAAGAAGCAAGCGGCAACTTCCTGGCTCTCCACGCCAGCGTTCCCGGGCTTGAAGGCGCTACGATTACCGCGCAGGTGATCAACGGCGTCCATGGTCCTGTTACGCTCGACACGGACGGCTGCATTGTGGTCCGTATTGCTGATAAATCCACGCAGAAAGTCCAGTTTACTGCCAGCTACACCGGCTTTGACGACGTCATCACGACGCTTGATCTTACCGGGCTGACAGTGAACAACGCGTAAAGGAGGGTGGATGATGGCTGTTATTCTTTCTTCTACCCTTCCCGCGAAGCCGGCTAAAGAACCGAAAAAGTCCCAGGTGAAAGCCGGCAGCGAAAAAGCTGACGACACTAAAAAGTCCGACGCAAAAAAGTCCTAAAGGAAGGAGGCAGAGTATATGAACACAGTGTATTTGACCTACGAAGAATACGTCGCATACGGTGGTACTCTGCCTCAATCCGATTTTACCCTGTTGGAATTCAAATGCCGGAAACGGATTGATTATCTAACGGATTCCAGAGTTCAGAATATGGCGGCTGTGCCGGAAGCGGTTAAACTTTGCATGATGGCGCTCATCAATGTCGAAGATGCCGCAGGTGTCGAAGCACAGGTTGAACACCCCGTTGTGACTTCTTTTAACACCGACGGTTATTCCGAATCCTACGGTAAAGCGCTGGGAGTGGACGAAGCCGCAAACGCAATGAACGCCATGATCCGTAATTATCTGTACGGTGAGCTGGACGACAACGGAATCCCCCTTTTATACAGGGGGGTGAACGGGTAATGAGGCACTGCAAAGAGACTATCACGGTCTTTAACACGCAACTGGACCCCGTAAACGACTATGATGTGTATAACGGAACAGTCATTCGCGGTGTGTCTTTTTTCTGCGAGGTCGCTTCAAATGTAGATGGATCCGGATTAAAAGCCGCAGATAAATATTCAATCCGCATTCCTACTGATGCGGATTTTGGCGATAAATCCTATGTTGATCCTATTGCATACCAGACAAGTGATCCCGCTCATACATTCACGCTCAAAAACGGTGATATTATCGTCAAAGGTGAAGTCACCGTGAAAAATCCAAAGCCCGCAGATCTGCAAGCACAGTACGCGGAAATGGTTACAATTTTGGGCGTGACGGATAATCGTTCGGCGCCTCATGCGCCGCATTGGAAGGTGGTGGGTAAGTAATGCCGACACGGATAACTGCTAACTTTCAATGGAATCACGACACTGAAAGTCTTTTGAAATCAAGAAACCTTGAAAAAGGTGGGTTGGTGCAACAGGCAATCGACAAAGCCGTGATTGACTGGGATGTGGCATATTGTCCGATGGCTACCGGCACGCTTGCCAAAAGTCCCTATGCCGCTACTGTTATTGGGAGCGGTAAAGTTGTTTACCCTGGACCGTATGCACGGTATCTATACTACGGTGAAGTTATGGGTCCGAACATTCCGATTTTTGACGATGATTCCGGGATCCCGACGCGGTTTTTCTCCCCGCCGGGGCAAAAGAAACACCTAACCGGGCGGCAATTACAGTTCAGTACAGATTTGAATCCCTTGGCAGGGTCATTCTGGTTTGAACGGATGAAAGCCGACCATAAGGACGATATTTTGAAGGAGGCGAAGTCAGTTGCCGGAATTAAATAACACCGAACAGCTCCGGGCTTGGTTTCGCACCTGCCCCGCGCTGAAATGCACAAACCGCTTTCGGATCGACTATCTGGCAGAAAATCCTACGGAATACGCCATTTACGCCGTTCCTTCTGCGGTCAATTATCACACTAATGTGTTGGGCGAAGAAATTCCGAACGATATTCAAACGCTCAATTTCATTTTTGCGAGCAAAGAATCATACGGCGCGGACGTACAACAAAACCTTGCAAACATGGGATTTTATGACGCCGTGTGCGCTTGGATTTTGGAACAGAATAACGCCCGTCAATTTCCCACTATCAGCGGCGGCAAGGTAAAGTCCATTGTTCCGACGCTAACTGCGTACCCCGCGGAAGTCGGAAGCGATTCCGCAAAGTACCAAATCCAAATCAAATTAACCTATCGAAGGGAGTAAAGAAAATGTCTAAACTCGAAAGAAACAGAGGTATGTTTTTCGGATCCTGGGACGGCTCTCTCTGGGACGCCATTGGCAAGGACAATGACGATCTTTCCAAAGAGCTGAACCCCGATACCGAAGCGTCCAAAAACGTACTCGGTGAAACCACGTTCAAACATTCCGGTTATGCTCCGGAGGTTGACGTCGATCCGTATTACATGGACCCCGAAAGAAACATGTATCAGCACATGCTGGAATGCGCGCTGGAAGAAAAATACGGCGAAGCGGATTTGCTTGGCAAATTTGCCGAAGCGTTCTTCACGTCGGTTGATCCCGCTGCGCGTACTATGTCCGGTTACGCATACGTGCGTGATGCGTGGTTCGTTCCCCAGTCCGTGGGCGGCGACACTTCCGGTTTCGCTATTCCGTACACTGTCACGCCTGTCGGTGCCATGGTAAAGAAAGCAGTGACTTATGACATGGCAACCAACACCCCGACTTTCACTGACTGGCCGGGTGACGAACTGGTAGTGACCTCCGTTGCAAATGCTACCACTTCCGGCAGCACCGACATCACCGTTGAACCCGCCGCCCCCGGTTCCGGTAATAAGTATTATTACCGCATCGCTGCCGGCGCTATCAACGTTAATATCGGCGACGTAATCTCCACCGATGGCGGCAGTGCGTGGACGGAACTCACGCTTTCCGAGGGCGCGGCTACTCTTTCCAGCACGACTACCGGCCAGGTTCTGACTGTTGTTCGTGCGAAGACCACCGATCTCACGGTCAGCAAGAAGGGGCACGTTTCTATCGTTGCGAAGCCGTAAAAGGTCACGCATCGATAAGTACCTGTGCGCTAATAACTACGTGGGAGGCGCTGACTTAATACGTCCGTGCCTCCCATTTTTCTAAAATAAATAAACAAATTGGAGGTATCATTATGAAGGCAAACGTGTCAAAGAAAACCGCGGAAATCAAGCCCGCGGTGCTGCGTGCAGTAGTTGATGACGGTACGCGGGAAATCCCGCTCGTCAATAAGTTCGGCAAGCTGATCTGCAACATCTATATCCGTCCCGCGGATTTTTCGATCATCGACCGGTATAACGATTTGAAGGACCGCATCGAATCCATTGTGGCGCCCCTTAAAGAATTGTCGTTAAATAACGATGGCACTGCCACCTTTGAAAAGGACTGGGAAGTTCTGAAAAAGGTTGAGGAAGACGTTAAGCGTGAATTTGATGCCCTGTTCGATATGGAAGAAGCGGATGAGATATTCGCAAAGCGCAATCCGTTTTCTTCGGTTCACGGTCAGTTCTTCGCCCTCCGTGTCTTTGAAGCGTTGGGTGGTATCCTGGAACAGGCAATCGCAGAGGAAGCTGCTCTTTCACAGAAGCGCGTCGCAAAATATCTGACACAGCCGGAAAGCACAGAGGGTGTGAAAGATGCTGGGGACGCTGCCGAAGACGCTTAATGTAAACGGCGTCGATTATAAAATCCGAACGGACTATCGGGATATTCTCCGGATCTTTTCTGCGTTCAATGATCAAGAACTGAACGATAATGAAAAGGCGTATGTTCTTATGAAACAGATCTACATAGAAATGGAGAAAATCCCGAAGTCCGCTTTTCGTGCCGCTTATGAAGCGGCCTTTAATTTCATTGAATGCCACGTAAAAGAGGACCGCCCCAGTCCAAAAATCGTCAACTGGGAAAAAGATGAGC